TAAGTATAACTTTTTTATAATATATTTTTCTTGCTTTGTACAGCAATCTAGCAATTTTGCCACAAATGTTTTCTCTTCTAAATCTACATTATTTATATTTTTATCCTCAATTTCTAAACCTTCATAAGTTTGAAATTGTATTTTATCCCTCCTTCCTTTTTTGATTTCACTTATAGCATTATATGAAACCTTGTAATTTTCTTTGTCTATAAATCTTCTTATTCTTGCCTCAATATTGGGATATAAGTGTGTTAGAAACTTAGTATTATAACTAAAATCATAAGTTTTTATTGCTTCGTAGATTCCTAAAATTCCTTCTTGAAATCCATCATCTGTGTTACCCCACTTATAATTAATCTTTCTAACAGTATTCAAGTACCTTTCAATTAGCATTTCAGTTGCTTCATTATTCCCTTTTTTTGCTTCTCTTATAAGTTCCAAAACTTCTTGACTTTCCATTTTTATTCCTTATAGAGCTAGTTTGCTTCTCACTATCTTTTCTTCAGCTACTTTTATAATGTTTCTCAGTTCTTCTTGTTCCCCAATTATTTCAAGTTGTCTACTTTCGATTCCTGCTCTTTTTTCTTGTAGTTTTTTCAATTTAGAATTTAAAAGCTCTATCTCAGCTTGGATTAACTCCTTTTCTTGTTTTAAATTATTTCTTTCTTTAAAGTAATTATCTTCAAAATTATCTTCAGCAATTTTAGCCCTTTTTAAGTTTTCTAGCAAAATGTTTAAAATTGCTTTGTTTCCTTCAGCATCTAAGTCATAATCTATAGGATAACAAGTAACTAAACTTGACTCCACAATTACATAAGTCATCATTTTATCCTTATTTATATAGAACTCAGCTTTTTTATGTTTATCATAAGAAGCAGTACAGATATATTCTAATCTTCCTAATTCAAATTTTAAATTTATTTCTAATTCTTGAATTTTCTCTTCATTTGCTTTCTTCCAAATATCCCAAGTTCTATCACTTACGATATTTGCATTATGTACTCTTGAGGCATATCTCATAAGAGCATGCCTTGTTATATTAATTTCTTTCATTCCCTCATTCCCATTCCTTTCCAAGCTTAATAGAGCCATCTACTTGAAAATCATTATTACTTTCTTTTGCTATTAATCTTTTAACCCATTCCAATGCTTCTATTTTGCATTTAGTTTTTTCATATTCTTCTATTCCATTATCAAAAGTATTACCATAGTCTAATTCAAATTGTTTACTATCAATTTTATCAAATAATTTTTCTTCATCTATCATTAATTCCACTCCTTACTCTTTCAATCTTTAAATTTAATCTCTCTCATTTTCTTCCTCCCAATCAGCTATTTCTTCCACTTCAACATCTTCACCCTCCGAATTAGATTTTTTCAATTTTCTTTTCTCTTGCCACTCAAGTATTTCTTCAAGAATATATATTAACTTGCTACAATCTTTAACTGTCATATTTTCCACTGTTTTATCTTTCCCAAGATACTGTTCTATAAACTCCTTCTTATCTTTCTCATAGTAGACTTTACTATATAAAGTATTAAACTTATTTATTTGCTTTTCTGTTGCATAGTTATTTATTAATCTTTGAAGTATTTTTATAAGAATCTCAGCCTGATTATAGCTGAGATCCTTACTAGAATTTTTATTAAATTTACTTTTTAAAAGTAGTCTATAATCTTCATCTTTTAACCTTGTTTTATGCTTTAATGTATGAATATATTTAATTTGATGTTTCTTTATCTCCTTCATTTTTTAAATCCTCCATTACTGTAGTCATAGAAAGAGGTATATTAATTTTATTCCCATTCTCATCTTTGTAATATGCTTCAATGAATGTCTTAGACTTCTGAGGTTTCCAAGCTTCTTTTATTATTTGAACTCCTTCACTTAGTTCAGTATCATTTATATTTCCAGCTATTTTTTCCAACTCCATAACTCTTGAAGCCTTTAAATTCCCGTTTTTATCTTTCTTTAGTAATAAATTAACTATTTCTAGTAAATGTGTATTTTCTTCCTGAACTGTCTTATAAATATAATTTTTAACCTTTTCTATTCCTGCATGAACTGTATCATCAAAGCTATCAAGCATTCTATAACCTAATGTTATAGATATTTTCCCATCAGTTGTTGTAAATGTGTGAGATTGTTGATTCTCTTTTACTCCATAAAGTTCAGCTTTTAGTTCTAAGATACTTTTAAAATCATCAAATACTTCTTTTTTTACTGTTGTTATTTGATTAGATACACCTTTTACTTTCTCCATTGCTTTTATTACAGTTTCATCAACAAGAGTTTTATAACCTTCTACCTTTGCTTTTCTTTCAGCTTTTTCTTGTGCTTCTTCTTCTAAGATTTGTTTTTTTAATGCTGCTTTTTGTTCATCTGTCATGTTCTTAAAATCTAAATTCATTTTTTCCTCCTATTTCTTCTTTTAATTCTAATATTTTAAATTCTTTTAAAACTTCACTATTAACACCTCTAGAATCCCCTTCATTTTAATCTTCTAAAACCCATAATAATGCTTCTTTATACTTTGTTAAAGGATATAATGTAAAACTAGATCCTTTATTTTTTTCAATTTCTTTCTTTACTCTTTCTAATTCTTTTAAAATTTGTTTTTTAGTCTTAATATTCAAACCTCCATAAATTTTCCAAATTAATTAAAATTTCATATCCTGTTAATACATCCATAAGCCTTGCATACACTCCATTATTATCTTCATAAGAATAAACAATTCCATTAATTTTATATAAATCTTTTATTTCCATAATCTAGTCCTTTAATCTTGTAAAATTTAAAACAGTAAAACCAATATCTTCAGTCCTATGCTTCTTTTTTAAATCGTCTTTTTCCTCTTCTACAAACTTTTCCAACATCTCATTTGTCATTTCTTCATTGAATTTTACTGTCCAACTTGTAACTATTATATGTCCATCTACTGAATATGCTCCGCTAATATAATATCTATACCCTCTATTTCTTTTAAAAATACCTTTTTTATATTTTAAATCTTGTCCTATATTAAAACCTGCTATAAACATAGCTAAAACTAATCCACCTAAAGCCCAATCGCTCATTATGCCTCCTTGTCAAATCTTACCCATAAATATCTTACTTTTTCTCCATTATCATTAATAACCTCAATCATGCTAGTACTTGTATCTACATCTAATACTTTATATTCTTTATCTAATGTCAATTCTCCATTAGCCTCTATAATGCACTTTACAATATCACCCTTTTCTAGTTTCCACATTTGAACCTCCTTGATTATTAGCAGCTACTAATATAGAAGCTACTAAAATTGCTAGTATTTTTCTCATGTTGTTTCTCTCCTTGTAATTTCATTCAAAGCCTGTTTTTTAGTTCTAAAATAGTTATTTATGAAAAAGTTATATTTATCTATTGTTGTTCCTTGCTCTTTTATCCTTCGTATAATATTGAACATATCCACAAAATAGTAATATTCCCCAGTTTTTACTCTTTTTCTTTTCATTCTATCCAGCACAATTCTAAGCAACACTAAATTTTTGAAAGTTTTTTATTTATTATTGCTATAATTTTTTTAAATTCTTCTGTAATTTTTATATAACTTTCCCTAGCTTTTGAATTACCTTTGTTGGCTGCTTGAATGTAATTCTTTCTTTTCACTGAAAGAGCTGCTAATTCATTTAACTCCTTATCAATTTTTAGTGCATCCTTTCCATATTCTTTTGTTAAAATTTTCTTTGCTTCTTCAGTTAATATTTTATCTTTCATATACTCCTCCTTAAAGTGCTAATGTTGATAATGCTGCATCTATATATTTTTTTTCAATCTTTAATGAATTGTTTTGTAAAGCTATTTCATAGCTTGCTGTTAAAACATTTGCTAAGTTTCTTGCTGATCCTCTTGCTTGTATATTTATATAACTTATCAATGTCTGCAATTCACTTTCTTTATATAATTCTGTTTCATTTTTTAAAAATTCTTTCACAATACTTGAAACATCATCTATTGCTAAATCTTTTAGTGTTATATTTACAACTGCACGACTTGATAAATATTCATATTCTTTTTTTCTTGATAAAATTTTACTTTTTAATGCTTCAGTTCCAGCAATAACAACACCAACTCCTGTTTGGTCTGCGATACTTCTAATAATGTCAATTACATTTGCTTTTAAGTGTTCTCCTTCATCAATGATTATGATAGTTTCTGTTAGTTTTACAGCATCTTTTATTCTATCTTTTAGAGTTTCAGAACTTCCACTTGTATCAAGTTTTAGTTCTCTTGCTAACTTTTTAATAAGCCCTACACTAGATATTCCATTTTCTGCTGTTATTAAAACTCCTCTGCCACCATAAGTTTTTAACCATTCTTGTAGAGCATGTGTCTTTCCAAGTCCTGCTCTTCCATAAATATAGCCTATTTTTGCACTTTCTATAATTCCTTCAGTTATGTTAGAACTTACATATTTTTTTATAGTGTTCAGTACATGAAATACTCTTTTTTTTACTTCAGTATTTACAGAAAAATTTATTCTTTTTATTTTTCTTTTATGCCTATTTAAAAAGTCTTCTACTTTTTCTGAAAAGGCTTCATTATCTCCAGTATATGTACCTTTTCTCCACTCAGATAATGTACTTGCTCCTACTCCCATAGCTTTTGCTATTTTTGTATAACTCATATTATTTTCCTCAGAAAATATTTCTAACCTTGCTCTTAACTCTTCCATTATTCCTCCTAATCTTCTAAATATACTCCTTCACCTATGAGTATTTTTTCTTTTTTACTTTTATTTTCTATAACCTTAGTATCTTCGACTATTGTGCCATCAATTAAACCTAAATCATCTCTTATGTCTTCTCTTATTCCCATAATTTCTTTACTTAACTTGCTAATTTTTTGTAATCTTTTCTTATGTGTCTTAATTGCTGTAACATCTTTCCAACCAGCAAGCCCAAGTTGTTCAGCTTTACAAAGAAATTCACCTGTTTCCTGATATACATAGATATAGCTCAAATTATGTGGATCATACTTAATTTTGGCTTTTTCTGTTTGATGATAATATAAGTATTCATTAACATAAGTATTTCCCATAAATTCAATACCATTTTGTTTTATAGTTCTTATTTCTTCATATAAGAACAGTAATCTAAGCTCTTGATCTGATAGCATTTTTCTATTTGCAAGTGGATTTTCTTCCTGGAACACTTCAAGTGGTGTTCTATTATTCATTCCTCTACCTCTGTGAGCTTTCAGTCCAGCTGCTCTTCTCAAAGCATAATAATTATGATTTTTAGTTTCTATGAACTTTTCTATCAGCTCTTCAAGCTCCCATTGTTCTAAAATTTCACCTTTATCTAGCTTTTGCATTGCAAAACTTCTAAGATGCTCAGGTCTTTCTATAATGTTTCCACCTTTATAAGTTGCAAATTGTTTTGTAAAACTTTCCTTAAAATCAACGAACCATCTTTCTATATGCTTGGCTTGTGCATTGTATGCTTTTGCATGATCTACATCTATTCCTAAACTTACATATATACCATCCAATTCGTCAGTCCCCTTTAAGACTTTTGATTTATATGCTTTACCATTGTCAGTGTATAAATGTTGAGGAACTCCATATTTTTCAATTCCTCTTTTTAATGCTATTGCAATTGCTTCTGTTGTTTCACTCCAGGCTAAACTCCAACCTACTATGAATCTACTTTTTACATCAATCCATACTATTAGCTTTGGGGATCCGAAGTATCTTTCACCATTTGCTTTTTTTCTATTTCCTTGATAGCACATCATTTCTAAGTCGTGTCCATCTGACATCCAAACTTCTCCAGCTTTTATATCTTCGTAACTTCTCTCAATAAATGGTGTATAAGTGTCTTTGAACTCTTTGTTTCCCATTCTTGCTTTATCTTTTTCAATAATATTTATATCTTTATTAAGATAATTTCTTAAAGTACCATAGCTGATTGCCTCAACTCCAAACATTGCAACTATTCTCTCAAATACAAATGTAATTTTTGGCTTGTTTTTACTAAAATAAAGCATTTTAGCAGTTTCTAAAACCTCTTCTTTTACTCTTCTTATTCCCTTAGTTGTTCCATGTCCAGAAGCCAAAGCCAGTGGATTATGTTTATTTTTTATATATATTCCCCACCATCTTCTAAGAGTCGGTACTGTTAGTTTTTTCAAAATTTCTAACTGTTGAGGATAATTCTTACTTGCCTCTTTTACAAACTTTTTTATTATTTCTTCCTTACTATCCCCTCCTTCCTCATACTTTTCTTCCAATTTCATGCAAAGAATAAATCTAGCATTAGCAACCCGTTGATTCCAACCTGGTAGTTCATCAATAGCTGTTGCTTCTTTCTTTGCTACTGTCCTAGTTGCTACTTTCTTTTCTTTTTCTTCCTTAACTTCTACCAGTGAAGCTCTATACGCATCCACCTCAGAAGCCTTATATACATTTTTATAAACTTTACCTATTTTTTTCTTTTCAACAGTCCAACCTTTCAGTTTTGCAAATCTTAAAGCTTGAGTTCTAGTTTTTTCAAAGAGTCTTTGTAAATCTTCTAATAAGTATTCTTTTGTCATAAAAGCTCCTTTCTAAAAGATCCTTACATTCAAAGCCCTTTCAATTCCCTTTTCAGTTTCTAGATCTCTTTCTGCATTAAGTCCTCTTAATGCTCTATATACCTTCTTTTCATCTAATCTTTCATTTTTACAAAAATCTTTCAATGTTAAATCTCTTTGTAATAACGATTTTTGAAATGTTTTTACTCTCTTATCTCTATTTTTTACATAAGCTGGGATTTTATCACATAATGCTAGTACCTCAGCTTCTCTTTCCTCTAATTCTCCATTTAAAAGTTTTTTAAATTCATATTGACTTAGATTAAGCTCCTGCATTACCTTTTGCAGACTTATTTCTGCATCAATTAAATTCTTTTTTATTTCTGTTATTCTGATTAATTTTTCTCTATATTGCTCTACCTTCTGTTCTATACACATTTTTAAGCTCCTTTTCTAACTTTAAAATCATCTTTTTATATGTGTTTGGATGCTTCTTTAAATGTTCAAGCATTCCTTTTAAATAATTTTCTCTTTCCATTTGCTCTCCTTTTTGATATAATCAAAGTATCAGTTTTTATTTGGGACACCATAGCTTTGCCGAGCATGATGTCCTTTTTTTTAATAATTAAAATATTGATAACCTGCTCTCTTATAATATTGTCTTAAACTATACACATTTTTTAATCTTAAATACTCCACAGCCTCCTCTTCTTTACCTTGCTTGATATATAGCTCTAATGCTATTGAATGCTTCATATCATCAAGACTACAAACTCTACCTAAATATTTTTTTGTATTCACTTTATTCCAGTACCACAATGTACTTAAATCTAATGGAAAAATTTCATTTTCTAAATCATGTTTTTCTGCATATCCTAATAAATTTCTTATTAAATCCCTATTTACTCTCATTCCTGATATTGTTGAACCTGTATAGTCAATATCTTCAACCTTTATTTTTACAATTTCTTTGAAAAATAACCCTAACTCTTTAAGAACTAAGTATGTAAGTCTTTCCCTTTCAGATACTGATGCTACTAATATATTGAACTGCTCTATTGTTATAAAATCCTTAGTTTTAAAAACTCTTTTATATTTCCTAATATTTTCAGTTATATTTAAGCCTAGTATTTCTTCAAAGAAAAACTCCAAAGCATTAAGTTCTACGAGCACTGTATTAACTGATAATGTCATTAACTTACTATCTAAATATCTAATTACATCTTCTTTTTTTACATCTATCACTTCCTTATTTGTTGTTTCTAAAAATTCTTTTACTATTCTTTTGTATGTTCCTTGAGTTGAGATTGAATATTCTCTGTAGCTCATTTCCGACTGTAAACTTAATAAATCCAAATAAAATTTATTGTTCTCCTCCATCTTCATCTCCATACACTGCATCACTTAGTTCATTCACAGCACCAACAATTTCATCTACTTTACTTTTTATAAGTTCTATGTCCTCTTGCATCACTCCAATCATTTCAAAATAGGCTTTTGCTTTTTCAAAAAATTCAAATATATCCTTTATTTCAAGATCTCTTTGAGTTACTAATTCCATCATTTTATCTAGCTTTGGTTCTATCGCTGTTGGTAATGCTGGAACTCCTTGATTTAAAGCTATTTGATTAGTTTTTAATTTTGTTATCATCTCCTTTGAAAAGTTTTTTATAAATCTTCTAAATTGCTTTGCTCTTTCTGTATTTGCTAAATATGCAACTTCAAATATTCCATCTTGATTAAATACTCTTTTTTCTCTTTTCTTTAATATTCCGCCTTCATTGCTTAAAACTTTTTTCATACTTGAATATTCTGGATTTTGTAGTTCAGGATTTCTAGCAATTAATTTTTTTAGATATTCTTTTTCTTTAAAGTCTAATGCTTTTGCTAATTCATCCATGTCCATTTCAATTTCATTGTTATTATTTGTCATTACCTGTAACTCAGTATTTTCAAATATTATTAAATTATTTTTATTGTTCATCTCCTCCACCAACTTTTTGTTCATGTCTTTTTAATAAACCAGTAACATCTTTATCTTTAATATCTTCAATTTCCATATAACAAGGATAATAGTTTAGCTTTTCTTTTAAACTATTTTCAGCTTATTTCAATATATTTTTTAATGTATATATTTCAATATTTTTATTTCCAATGTATCTCCAAAGATCCTCATCATCTTCTCCATTCTGTAGTTTTTCTTGATATTCTTTTAAAAATCCCTCTCTTATCTCCTCCAATTCCTTAATTTTTGCTTTTATCTTTTTTTCAAGTGTCATTATTTTATCCTCCTATTTGATTTTATTTTCTGTACTCATCATCTCCTTTTCTTTCTTCTATGGTGCTTCTATCCCCCTTTCTATTTTTTATATTTTTAATTTTTATATTTTTTAGAAAAATATCTTTAAAAAATAAAATCTATTTTACAGATTTTTTTAATTTTTTTTATAAATCTTAGATACAGATTTAATTTGTATCTAAACCATAAAAATGTTATAATTAGTTAAATATTTTTTATCATTTTTTAGCCTAAGATCAAAAATATTTACTTTTTATATATTTTAGATAAAAATTTTTTCCTTATGATGTGATTATAGTATAATTATTTTATCTTGTCAATAAAAATTTGGAAAATATTTTTTTCTTTTTTATGAAAGGAGGAAAAAATGTTTAACATTTCAGAAAAATTAAAAAAATATAGAAATTCATTAGGTCTTTCACAAACAGAAGTTGCAGAGAAAATTGAAGTTACTAAACCAACATATGCAGGTTATGAAAAAGGAAAAGATATTTCAATAGGAACATTAAAAAAATTAGCTGATTTGTTTGAAGTTTCATTTGAGAGCTTTTTTTCTGAAGATGATATGAAAAAAAATAATAATATGGTTAAAATTCCAATATTATCTGATGTAAGTGCTGGATATGGAGAAGAAGCATTAGAAGAAGCAACTCATTGGCTTAATCTTCCCACAAGTATGGCAAAAAATGCAAGTTTCGGAACATTTGTTTCAGGGGACTCAATGGAACCCAAAATAAATGATGGTGATCTTTTATTAGTTCAAGATCTCCCTCAACTTGATAGTGGAATGATAGGTGTTTTTCTTCTAAATGAAAAGGTTTATTGTAAAAGATATCATTATAACCCAATTACAAAAGAAACTGTTTTGAAATCCTTAAATACTAATTATACTCCTATCCATGTTAATGAAGATGATAATTTTAGAATTATTGGAAAGGTTGTTGGAATTTATGACTATACTGTCTAG